ACATCGCTGGCGGCGATCTGCGCTGGGTCAACGTGACCGGCGACACGATGACCGGCAACCTGACCGTCTCGACGCCGAGCGGCGCCACGGTGGCTGTGAACGCCGCGATGGGCACTTCGCCGGGCTACGCGCTGCTGTCAGGCGGCAAGAACCGGTGGCTGATCGCGATCGATCCCAATCAGGAGAACGGCACCGGCTTCGGCAGCAACCTCGCATTTTACAGCTACCACGACGACGGCAGCTTCAGCGGCACACCGCTATGGATCGATCGCCAGGATGGCTACCTCTGGGTGCAGAACACCATCTCGGTCGGCCGCGATCCGGTCACCAGCATGGAGGTGGTTACTTTAGAATACGCGCGTGCCCACTACGCGCCGATCACAGGCGGCGGTTATCTCCCGCTGACCGCTGGCATAAACTATCCGCTGACCGATGCGCTCTACATTGACTCAACCACGACTGGCCTCAGTGGTTCGATCCACCTAAAAACACCGGGCTGGCCTGCTGTCGTGTGGAACACCACGACGAACATCACCAACGGCGACCCGGGCAACTCTGCGGCGGGTTATTTCGCTTCGCAGCGGCAGGGCCTGACCCGCTGGTCGGTGGAGTTCGGCGGCACCGAGCAGGAAACCGGCGGCAATCAGGGCACCAACTTCCTGATCAACCGGTTCGCCGACAACGGCGGCGTTCTCTATCCCAGTCCGTTCGCCATCAATCGTCAGCTTGGCACGGTGACGGTCGCCACGACGTTGATGCTCGCTGGGCCACCGACCACCCCCAACCAAGCCGCCACGATGGGCTACGTGGACAGCAAGGCGGGCAACTACCTGCCACTCGGCGGCGGCATCATGCAGGGCGGCATCTCGTGGGCTGATGTGTATGGCCAAAGCCCGAGCGATGCCACGCATCATCTGATCCTGCACAGCGGTTTCGGCATCGGGGTTACCGCCAACCGGCTGAACTACATTGCCGACATCAACAGCGAACATTCATTCATCGCTGGCTCTGAGGTCGCGTGGTTCAACACCTACGGTCTGGGCATGGCGGCTGGCACCGATATCTATCTCGCGCGCGATCCCACATCAGCCTTACAGGCGACCACCAAGCGCTACGCCGATCTGATGCTGCCGCTGGCCGGTGGTGTGATGACCGGCGGCATTCGGTTTAACGATAACAATTACCTCGGCGTTGCCGGGCGACCAGACCTTCATAACCATATCACACTGTTCAGCGGCTACGGCTTCTCGATCACCTCTGGCTCGCTGAACATCGTGACCGGCGTGCAGATTTGGTTCAGCAGTAGCGCGAGCGGCCTCGACTTCGCCTACATGGATGACTACGGCCTGCACATGGTGGGCGCGCGGACCGTCAACCTCGGGCGCGACCCAACCGACAAGCTGGACGCGGTCACCAAGCAATACGTCGATAGTAACGTCGGCAACTACCTGCCGATCGGTGGCGGCATCATGCGGGGCGATCTGAAGATCGCAAATGCCGTCAATTTCCAGATGCTGGACACCAGCGGCACCGCCGGGTTCCGTCAGATCATCGGCGGCGACAATCATCTGGTGACGCTGGGCACCGCCGCAAACGGCGCGGAGCGGGTGCTGTGGGCCGTCTGGATGCGGAACGATACCGGAGCACTCCAGTATTACGCCGATCTTCAGATGGTGGTGGGCGCGCATCTTTACCTCGACCACGACCCGACGACCAACAACGAGGCGGCGACCAAGCACTACGTCGACGGCATCATCGGTGCCTCGGGCGGGCCGTTTCTGCCGATCGCTGCGGGCGTGGGCCATGCGCTGACCGGTGAGCTATATCTGCCGCATGTCACGCCGACGGTAGACGAAATGGCGACGCCGAAATTCTACGTCGATTTGGCAGATCAGAACCTGCAAGCCCAGATTTCGGCAGTGGTATCTGGCAACCTCGTGTTCTACGGCCAGTTGGATGTCGCGACCGATGTGGTGCATTACAAATATACTATAAACATTCCCGACAGCCCCATGCCGCCGCCGACCTCTGTCCCAAAAGGCGGCTATATAATCGTGACGACGGGAGGGATACCGCCGACCGGCACGAACATTCCGCCACTGCCTCCTGGCACTCCGCAGTATGTGCGCGGCGATTGGTTCATTAGCGACGGCGAGATATGGATTTTCCTGCCGACTGGTCTTGTCTATTTCACGGCGGATGCCGTGACGATGAACCCGCCGCTCCAAGGCCAGACCGACGTTCAGGCCATGCTGACGTGGCTCAATACGAACAAGCTGAACCTCGCTGGCGGCACTATGCAGGGCAGCCTGTATCTGGCCAACGAGCCGACCACCAGCACCCAAGCTACGACGAAGAACTACGTCGACACCAAGTTTGGTTCCGGCGTCACCTCATTCAACAATCGCACGGGCGGTGTGTCGCTGTTCTCGACCGATGTTTCGGCCGTGTTCGGGCTGTTGACGACCGGCGGGGCGATGGTTGGCGATCTGCAAGTGGTGGCAGTTCCCGCGACCAGCCTGTCCGCCGTGCCGCGCAGCTACGTGGATACGGTCAACAACAGGTTTGCAAACTACCTGCCGCTCGCTGGCGGCCACATGATGGGCGGCATCAGCTTCGATAACGCATCGGCCAGCGGCAGCAGCACCACCGACACCTCGAAATACTTGACGTTCTGGACCCCTGGGCTTGGCATCGGGGTCAGCGCCACGCGGCTGAACTACAACGTCGACAGCAACAGCAGTCACTACTTCATCGCGGCTGGCATCGATCAGCTTTGGGTCAACGTCAACGGCATCGGCACGCGCGGCCCGATCTTTCTCGGGCATGATCCGCCAACGACGGGCACCGAGGCAGCGACCAAGAACTACGTCGACGGCCGCACGCCGATCGCGGTCGATGCGCCGAACGACACATGGTGGTATGGCCGCCACGCCGCAGCGTGGGCGCCCGTGCCGGGCCTTCAGTATATAGCGGCTGGCGCCTACGACCTGAACACGGTCGGTCCTGGGTCATACATCGGCTTACTCAACATCACCAACCAAACCAACGCGCCGAACTGGCCGACCGACCTGTGGGCGCAAACAGCGCTCGTGCTGCATGGTTACAACTCCAACTACGGCTGGCAAAACCAGATATTGATGGGGCCTGCCCAAAACACTGGCGACGCGGCGATCTGGTATCGCAACCAGAGCGGCGGACAATGGTCACCGTGGTGGCGGATCATGACCGCCGCTGGCGGCACGTTCGCGGGCAATGTGACATTCCACGCGTCAGCGACATTTGATCCGCAAACGCCCGGCGTAGTGCCGCTTTACATTTATGGCAATCAGCCGAACGTCGCAACCGGATGGGGCGGTGGCCTGGGGTTCAATTACTCGGCCGGTGGCGCCGAGATCGATTTCTTTAATTTCTACGGCATTAGCTCGCGTAGTTTCAGTTGGTTCCAAGTCACCGGCACCAATACCGCAACGCAACTCATGTGGCTGTCGCCGAACGGTGATCTCTCGGTCACGGGCGCGGTGTATCTACTGAAAGGCGATCCCTCCACATCGACACAGGCGGCCAACAAGAACTACGTCGACGGCGTCATCACCCGCGCGGGCGGACCGTTCCTGCCGCTCGTGGGTGGCGCTCTCAGCGGCAGTCTGTCGATTGTAATGGGTGATCCACATTTTATTCTCGATGGTGGCAACCAGCAATTTAGATATTTGCAATCGAACACGAACGGTGTTCCACGCTGGCAAATACATCTCGCTAATCCAGATAATGAGGCCGGTAATAATTTAGGCAGCAACTTCGTCATCCGTCGGTTTGGTGATGGCAATGGCGTTTTTCTGGGTGACCCGCTTACTATCAATCGACAGACCGGCGATGCCACGTTCCAAGGCACTATCTTCGTTGGCACCGACCCAACGCAGAACTTGGCGGTTGCCACCAAGCAATACGTCGATGCGGTCCGCACGGCGCTCGGTGGATATCTGCCGCTCAGCGGGGGCACGCTCTCAGGACTGCTGACGGCGCAGAACGGCATCGCCGTGACCGGCGGCCCGTTCACCGTTGGCTGGTCTGGTGCGGGTGGCGCTGGGATGGTGCTGCAAGCCGCACCCGGCGCCTACAGGGCGCTGATCTGGGAGACAGGCGGGCTTCAACTATGGAACATTGGCAATTCCAGCGGAGAGCCGCGCGACGGTTCTAACACTGGCGGCGATCTGGCGTTCTATCGCTTCGATGACGCGGGAAATTTCCTCGGCGCGCCACTGATGCTCATGCGTTCCTCGGGCGCGGTGATGCTGGATCGCGATCCAAGTTCTAATTTGCAGGCCGCGACCAAACAATACGTCGATACCAAAACGGCTGGCAATTACCTGCCACTCACAGGCGGCGTTTTAAGTGGCAGGCTGGACATCTCCTACACAGCCAGCACGACATCGTGCCAACTGTTCCTCGGCCCCGCCAACTTCAGTGGCAATGCGCTGGAAGGCAAGCTACGGTTTGGCGGCACCTTCGGCGTCGGTGTTGGTGATACCGGCGTGCGCCTCACATCATCGATCCGCTCGGGCTTCCGCTCCAACGCCTGGGGTTATGAATACCTCGACGTGTGGATCAACAACGGCGTGCCGAACGATGGCGGTTCCGATATCAATCAGGTGATGGTCGCCAGCTTCAATCGCTTCGGCATCACCATGCCAGCCAGCATGGCCATCACGCTGTCGGCTGATCCTACGGCGAACCTACAGGCCGCCACCAAGCAATACGCGGACGGCATCATCCTGCGGAACGGCGGCCCGTGGTTGCCAATCGCAGGCGGCGAGATCACCGGCAATCTTCAGGTTGACGGGGTATTCACGATCGCCGCCAACGCGTCGACCATCAGTGGAATGCAAGGCTGGGGTGGGATCGTAGGCAACCTGACCCAAGGTCAGGGCGAGATGGACTTCGTCGCGCTTTACACCGGCTATGGCGGCTTCAGTTGGTGGCAAGCGCAGCCCGGTTACGTGAAGGTGCAAATCGCGCAGCTTCAACCAAACGGCACGTTTGCGACTTGGGGCTTAGGACACATCTATAACGGTGTGCCGCACGGCGGCAGCGCCATTGGCTTTTCATGGTATGGCGGCTGGCTGAACGCCTACGTCGATGGCAGTCTCATCGGCTTCCTGATGACTTCCGACACGGCGAACTCGCTCTACCTCGCGCTGTCCGGCGGCACGCTCACTGGGCGGCTTACCATCAACACCTACACGCCATCCTGGGGCGCATTTAATTTTGGCCAGCAGTTTGTCATCACGGGCGTGCAGAACAACGGCATGGGTATTGCCGACAGCTCTGGCGGCAATTGGTTCGGTATCCACAATTCCAGCGGCACGCTTCAATTTAACAAAATGCCAGCGCTGACCGACAGCACGACAGCGCCCAATCTGATAATGTCCTTGGCGGCGGCTGGCGTCACGGTGCCAGGGCTGCTGACCGTTAATAGCACCATCACCTCCGCTGCATGTGTGATCGGGCACGGCGACTACACGTCCAGCGCGCTGTCGGCAGCATCGGGCAGTGGCAATGGCTGGCTGAACATTATCCCTAATGTAGCTGGTGGCGCTTACAGTGTGCTGAACCAAGCTGGCGACGTGAGTATGCTGTTTAGTAATGGCACGCCGGATACCGGTGCGCTGGTGATCGGGCCATGGGCTAACTCAGCATCTGGTATTCGTATGACCGTAGGGACGATAGCTCTCTACGGTGCGGTTTCGTTCGCTGGACAAGCGACGTTCTCCGGAGTGAACCCGCAGATCAACATCGATGGCCCGAACGGCACGTGGCGCACGCTGCAATTCTACACGGCCGGGACGGTCCGCTGGAACATCCAGGCAAGCGCTGACGCGGAACCCGGTGGCGGCGCTAATTCCGGCAGCGCCCTCCGTATTACCCGATTCAGCGATGCAGGCGCGGTGCTGGACGCACCGCTCACAATCGACCGTGCAACCGGGTTGATAAACTTCACTCTGGTCGGCCCGCTGCATCTCGGCAATCGCATCGCGCCCAATAACAACGGCTGGGACACCTCAAACCACATCACGCTGTGGGATGGCGGCTACGGTTTCTCGATTACTGGCGGCACGCTGAACGTCGTCTCTGGGCAAACGATCAATTTCTGGTCCGGTCAGTCGTTGTTGGGGTCTTGGTATATCGGTAGCCTTCAGCTAGTCACCGGCAGCACCGTGCTGCTCGGCCGTGACCCGACTGCGGCGATGGAAGCTGTCACCCTGCAATACTTCAACGCCCACGGCGCGACGTCTGGGAACTACCTGCCGATCGACGGCAGCGTTGCCATGACACCCGGCAATCTCAGGCTGAATGCGGGTGCAACGCCACCGACCGCGCGCACCATCACCGGGCAGACCGCTGGGGTTGATGAGTGGTGCATCTTCCTGGGCGGCATGAACCACGCGCCGTTCGCCATCACCAAATACATCGGCGTCGCGTCTTATCAGCCTGGGATTTCGATCGACTGGACGACGCTGAATGTCACTCTGCTTGGCAATTTGACTGTTAACAAAACCCAGGGGACCATCTCGGTCAACGACCCGGGCGGCGCTTATGCGCAGTTGGGCGCTTATCCCGGCGGCGGCACGTTGTCGGTGTATGGCAGCAACTCACAAATCACTCTGGCCAATGCAGGCAGTGGCCACATCAACTCTATCGTCGGTTATAGCGGCACGACGTATCAGCGCTGGTCGATCGCAATGGGCAACGCAACGCCCGAAAGCGGCAGCAATCTCGGGTCCGATTTCAGCATAGCGCGGTTCAGCGATACCGGGGTTCAGCTTGGCACGCCGTTCGCCATCTCACGCCAGACCGGCAACATCGCCATCGCGCAAACCTTGTTCGTCAACAACGGCCGAGTTGTAAGCTGGGGCACCGGCAACGTCGCGCACGCTATGTGGAACACCACTGCCGCTTTAGGCTCGGCCATGTGGCTCGGGAATGACGGTGTCCTGTGGTTCGGCATAGCGGACTCAACCGGCACACCGACCGGTGGACAGGTGTCGATCGATCGTAGCAACAACCTTACAGCCAACGGACTGTATGGCAGCTATGTTCAGTCCTACGGCTCGATTATGTGCAATTCCGGCACGTTCTACGTTGCAGCTAATACGAATTACTATCTGAGCCGTGGCACCAACGGCACTTGGAGCTTCGTCGAAAACAACGTTACCAACTTCACGATTGATGGCAGCGGCAACGCAGCTTCAAAGGGCGATCTCCAGGCATATGCAAACCTGCGATGCGCGGGCGCTGGTGTCTATTATACCAACATCGGCGTCAACGGCTTCAACTTCCGCTGGAATGGCACCAATATCCTTGGGCGCGTCGATAACGCGGTCGAGTTTCAGCTTAGCAACCAATCCGATGAACGCCGCAAGACCGACATCGCGCCATCCACGTTTGACTGCCTCGCCGCCGTGCTGGCCTCGCCGCTGTTCCAGTTCCGCTGGAAGGATGCCACTGAACCGGCGCAGATGTTCACCGCTGCGCCAAAGGCAGACGCGCCGCTGATCCCGATCGGCTTCGTGGCACAGCGCCAGCATGCGGTCTTTCCGGAGAGCGTGTTTGTCGGCGGCGAAATAAACGAAAGCGCGGAAGGTGCCACCAGCGTCTGGTCGATGGATCACAACACGATCTGCGCCGCACTCTGTGGCGCCGTGCAGCAACTGGTGGCGATGAACGAAGCACTCGCCGCACGCGTGGCAACCCTGGAAGCAAGGACACTGCACTGATGAGCGATATGGGGAATCCACCACCGGCACCGAATGCCAATCCGGACTGTCCCAATCAACCGGACTATTCGCAGTGCCGGGTCAGCCGATCGGCCTCGGTGCAGGAACCGATCATTGTCTGGGAACCGATCTACGATGGCACCGGCATGATGACCAACAGCGACCCCAACACGCACGTTTCGACCTACACCTGCTCGGTGTGCACGCAGAGCTGGGAAATCGCCCAGGTCGCCGGTCAACAGCAGCAATTCAGGAAGCTATGAGCGGCGTTGCCGCGCTGCGCAATCCGGAGTGCCCTTATAACCCGGCACTGTGCCGTATCACGCGCGTGGTGGCGCCCGTGGAGCCGGCGCTGGAGTGGATCATCATCTACGACGGCAACGGCAACGCCACCAACGAGGATCCCAACACCTACGTCGCCACCTCGGCCTGCACCACGTGCAAGCAGAGCTGGGAAGTGCAATGGATCGGCAGCCAACCACCGAGCTACACGAAGCTGTAGCCGATGGCTGAGCCCAACATCCGCAAGACGATCGACAAAACGGCGGAGCTGCTCAGGCGGGTTGCTGAGCTCACCGGCAACGACGTGCTGGTTGGCGTGCCGGCGGATAAGACCGGCCGCAAGCAAGGTCCGGTGAACAACGCCACACTGGCGTATATACACGAATTTGGCTCACCGGCGCGAAACATCCCGGCAAGGCCGTTCCTGTATCCCGGCATCCGCAAGGCGAAGCCGGAGATCGTCGCGACCATGAAGCAGGGCGCGATCGACGTGCTGCATGGTAAGGCGGCGATGTCTGTGCTCAGCCGCGTCGGTATGCTGGCGCGCAACAGCGTGGTGCGTGAGATCACCGACCCGGCGCCGCCGTTCGTGCCCTTGAAGCCAGCGACCATCCGCGCGCGACTGCGGCGCACCGCGGCCGGGCGGCGGAAGCTGAAGCAGATCAAGGCGCGCGGCCAGACGCTGACTGGTTGGGCGCAGGCGATCGATCCAGGCACCGGCAGCGCCAACATCCACCCGCTGATCGACACAGGTCAGCTCCGCGCGAGTCTCACGTATGTCGTTAGAAAGATCCGCTGATGGCGAACATCTCAGTCGTCGAGCTGCTGAGCGATCCGGACTTCGTCGATCCGTGCACCGTGCTGCGCAACGTTGAGACGGTTGGATCCGACGGCATCGTCAGCTACACCACCCAGACGATTCCGATCTTTGCGTCGATCCAGGCGATAGGCGGTGATGATCTGATGGTGACGCCGGATCTGGCGCGCACCGGCGGCAGCTACGAAGTGATCACCACATTCCCGCTGGCCACCGCGACCGACACAACTAAGGCTGATACAGTGCTGTGGCGCGGGATCGAATTCGTGGTTACCAGCGTCAGTAATTTCCTCAACTTCAACGACCAGTATGAAGGTGTGATGGAAGTCAAAACGATTTCACCACCAGCGGGGGCCCCATGAGCGATGATCATCCACTGCATGTTTCCGGTGCGGCGCACTCCGTCGAGGCGGTCAGCTTGGAGGAGCAGATGGCCTGGGCTGATGCGCACCGCGACGGCAGGCCTGTCGTCCGGAGCGATGCGATCGCCACGCTGCACCAACAGTGCACGGAGGTTATCGCAGCCTCCAACCTGAACCACCATCACCGCATGATGGCAGCCGCCAAGCTGGAAGAGCTGTTCTTCTGGATCCGCGCCGGCATGCAACGTGAAGGGCAAACCTGATGGTCGAGCCGATCATCCAGTTCTTTGCCTTCAGCCATTTGCCGCTCGATCTGCAGACGGTCAGCCGGCCGTTCTGCGATCTGGCGATCAGCGTCGTCGACACGCTGCCGCGCAACCCCGAGCGCACGGTGGCGCTGCGCAAGTTGCTCGAGGCGGGAGAGCCCGTGATGGTGCAGGTGGACATGGGGCTGCTGCCGTACTTCGACTTCCCGGCGGACTATCA